GCCTATCTGACAGCAAAACGTGGTGGCAAACCCCAAGAAGAAAATGTTAAGTCTGCAGATCGTAAGCCAGAAGTTTATACTAAGCCAGATGGTAAGCGTGGTGTACGAATGGTTCCAGCCGATCGTGAGGTAGTCAAAACTGAAGCATATACAATGGGCAAACCTGTTGAAAAAAAGAAAAAAGATGTTGGTGAAAAAACATATATGCGAACTGATAGTAAACTTAAAAATTTAAAAGTTCCAGTTACCAGAAAAAAGGGTAAAATAATTAAGCCAGAATTTAAACTTGCATCTGCCAAACGCGAGGCTTTGGATGCAAAGGATAAACCATTTGTAAAAGATCTTGTCAAAAAATTACGTGGCGGATCAAAGACCCACGCTAAACAGGCAGATGATTTAGAAAAGGCAATGAACACAGAAGCGTTAAAGGTTGGTTCAACAGTCAAGCCGACTAAAGGCCCACATGCTGGTCATCCACATGAAGTAATTCATGATTTTGGTAATGGACATTATAATATTAAACCAAAGAATATAAGCCCAAGTAGAAATAAGTATAGAATGGGTGCGACTAAAGTACATAAGGATGATCTGAAAGAAGAAATGAATTTTGCAGTTTCGATTGAAGGTTTACCAACTATGTTTATGTCTGCCGATTCCCCTGGTATGTTAAAACAAACACTTCGTAAGATTGTAAAGCAACCTTCTATGATTCAGAGTGTCAAACGGGTAACTGATGCAAAAGTCAAAAAAACCTTTCGTTTAAAAGCGCAAGGTAGAGAAGAGGAAGAATAATGTACGGTCTAAGAAAGGCAATTGAAGAAGTCTACAAGTACGATTATGGAACTCCTGAAGCAACTAAACATGCTAAGAAGATGACACCTGGTCAGAATGTAAAAGAGGATGATGAAGGTGAATACGATTATGAAGGTGAGATGGCAAAAAATCAATTAAGAACAATGATTGATGCAGCACAGGAACTACACGATTCATTAGAAGATAATGAAAATATGCCTGAATGGGTACAAGGTAAAATAACTAAGGCAACTGATTATATTGATTCTGTTAGAGACTATATGAAGAGCAAATCAAAAGATGATTAGATTTAAAAACTTTTTAGAGGAAAAAGATCCACGTTTAGCAGCGGCTGGTGTGAAAGGTTACAATAAAGCAAAACGTACACCAAATCATCCAGAGAAAAGTCATATTGTAGTTGCGAAAGATGGTGATAAAGTCAAGACAATACGATTTGGTCAACAAGGTGTAACAACAGCTGGCGCACCGAAGAAAGGTGAATCGGATAAACAGAAAGCAAGACGTAAAAACTTTAAGGCACGTCACGCAAAGAATATAGCAAAGGGTAAAATGTCAGCAGCATACTGGGCGGATAAAGTCAAGTGGTAATTATAAATACAGTCAATAGGGATAACTAATGGCAGATACTACTGATACTAGACTAACTCGGATAGAAGAGAAGTTAGATAGACTAGCAGATGCTATGATATCGTTAGCCCGTGCTGAGGAGAAGATAGAATCTTTGCAAGAAGATCATAATAAACAATACGACCGAATTAATAAGTTATCAATGAAAATAGACGATATCGAAAGAATTGTAAGAGATAACCAAAGATCGGTTCAATTTATGCACAAACTATTTTGGGTGGTTGTTGTAGCGGCCGCCGGAGCTATAACAACTAACATATGGATGTAAAAAAATGCAAGTAAAAGAAGTTTCAAAAGGTATGATTGGTCGATACCTGAAAAAGGTTCCAGCCTCTGCAGCCGATGCCGGAAGAAAATCCAGCGGTGCTATGGGGATTGGTCCAGAAGATCAAAAGAAGCAAATGAAAAAAGGAATTAAGCAATTTGTCAATAGACAAAAAGGTACAACAATGGCGGTCGATAAAATGACAGGTAAAGCAAAAGTAGCAGCAACGGATTCATATAATTTTGTAATCCCGGAAGATATTCCGTTTAAAGAACGTAATGCTTTTATGGGAGCGGCAGCTGCTGCACATAAATCTGGTAAATCACATTTCAATTTTGGTGGGAAAAAACACCCAGTTACTATGAAAAAGGATACAGCAAAAGCTGTTAACAGCAGTACAACAGAGGGAACAGACGAGGCAAAACGTACAGTCCATTCTGATAAAGAAGATCGATTGGTAACAATGAAAATTAAGAATCCAAAGAAAAAGCCCGGTGAAACAGCTACAATGAATCCTAAACTTGGAACCGACAAAGGCAAATCGGAAATGGAACAAAAAGAACAAGCGCATCCAATGTTCAAGGATGGTAAGAAAGTTATGGTCAAAACAAAAGCCGATCATGACAAATACACAAAAATGGGGTATACCATGAAAGAATCAATCAGAGATAAGTTAATTGCTGTTCTTGAAGGTGATAGAGCGGCACACTATAAAGGTGCTACTGAGCCAGAAGAAATGGATTCAAAGATGTCACCCGGTGGTAAAAAGATGAAAGCCGATATGGAAAAGGGTATGGCTCCTAACGATACTCTAAAGAAGGCTTTTGACGATGTAACAAAGGCAGGTCAGGCAGGACCAAAAGGTAAACTAAGGTCAAATGATAAACAGGATGGCGATAAGAAGATGATGACACCTGACGACATTACTAAAAAAGCTGGCATGAAAGAAGAAACAGGAGATCAACTAGCTGGTATTAAGGCTGCTTACGCTTCTATGAATAAGAAAGATGTATAATGATTAAACCGCCAAACCATCAAAAAGATGCTTTACCATCAAGGCAAGGATGGAGACATCCTCGAACCGGTGAGCTTCTTGTTTCAAGACCTATGTCTGAAGAGCAGATCAATGAATATCTTCATGCAACTGCACAAGAAACATCACCACCGAATGTAGAATTTGTAATTGATGTTTCAGAAGATGTGGTCGACTGGGATGTTGATTATGACGATTATGTAGTTGAAGAACTGGATTTAGATTCTATGACAAGAGCAGAACTTATTGAGACGGCGGAAGACTGGGAAGTTGACATTGACAAAAAAGGAACAAAGGCAGAAATTAAAGCTCATCTAGAAGAAGAACTCTTTGATTAATATTTAATATATAACTATATGATGATATTCGATAAGCTAACAGAAGAGAACTTGTTTCTTTATGCTGCAAAACATTATTACAATCCTAAGTTTTCTGATATTGAAGAATTCTATGAGGACTTGAAACGATTTAAATATATTAAGCGGTTAGTAAATCGATATTTAGATTATGACGAATTAGGTGAGAGGTTAATACTAAATCATTTAATTGTTATTTTTAATTCTTTTGGTGTTGAAGCAAGCTTGAATATGTTAGAGTTAAAGCTTGATGATAAGCATTGGCCTGTCATTAAGCCTTTTTTAATTTTTCTAAAGTATATAGAAAATAATCAGTATTTAGGTATTGCAATGGATCAGGAAGTAATCGAGAGGTTAAGAAAAATATAATGGGTATTATCAAAAGAGCTGCGGATCTTACTTATACCTTCCGATTTATTCGAATGATGGTTATGGATTGGAAAAGCTGGGATGCGTATAAGTTAGGTATTATTGATGAAAATGGTAAAAGACAAAGAGATGTTAAATTAGATAATGATGAAAAAAAATCTGCTTACACACCATTCATTCGTCTTGCTGCTAATATCAAAAGACTTGTTTCGAAAGTACCTGGCGGTGGTTCAAAATTAGGTTCTTTTGCATCTGCGCTCTTCCTTATTAAAGAACATTATAACCTTACCGACAAAGAACTTACCAAAATATTAGATAAATGTAATATTGAATCGCTTGATATATTAAGCGAGGCAAATAGTGATTGGTTTACGTTACAAGATAGACAACTTATACCAGGTGTATATCAAATTAGAGAACCAAAAATACTAAACAAAAATTTTGAAGAATGGGTTAGGCCCAAAGACCAAATTAGAATCCAGGAAGATTGTTTCCCAGTTGGTGATGTATTTGGATTAGATATTTACGAAGCTATCCATATGAAAACAAATCAAAGAATATACATTGCAACCTCGGAAATATACAAATGAGTAATAAAAGAATACCAAGAAAAAAAGGACAACCAGCAGGGAGTGATAAACACAGTGACTTATACACTGATGAAAACCCAAAAGGAACAATCCACGGGCTTAAGTTCGCAACAGTCGAGGATGCAAAAGCATCAGTCGCAAAAATCAAAAAATCAGGTAGATCTCACGCGCACAAAATTCAAGCTGCCATCGCCATGGAACAAAGAGCTCGAGTTATGGGAAAGGCCGGAGCTGCCAATGTTTATAGAAAGTTCATAAATGCTATGAAACAGAAAACAAAAGATATGAAAGAAAATAAAGGTCTTTGGGCAAATATTGCAGCGAAACGTGAAAGGATTAAAAGGGGATCCGGAGAACGTATGAGAAAGAAAGGTGAAAAAGGCGCACCAACTCAAGATGCAATTGCAAGTGCAAAAAGAAAAAGTGCAGCAAACATGGGTGAATCTAGTCATCCTAATATTTGGGATAATATTCGTAAACGTAGAGCAGCTGGTAAACCTAGACTAAAGCCTGGCGAAAAAGGTTATCCTAAAACATTAGATCTTCCAGAAGAAGTACCAGGAACAAATACTACGTCAATTCCAAATCCTGCAGATACAGCAATGGGCCCAAGGTTTAAAACAACTACTACACAGGATAAAAGAAAAAAGAAAAGACCAGCTGTTTTGAAAAGATTTGCAAAGTTTATAGAACCACAAAATGATTAAAATTTATATGGCATTAATGATAGCCGGTTTACTAGCATCGTTTGGATACGGTGCTTACTGGTATTATAATGACACCCAACAACGCATTGCCACTCTAAGAGAAAACAACGCACAGTTAGAAGTTGCTGTACAAACAGCAAATGCAAGTGTTGATACTCTGAGAGCTGATGTTGCAAAGATGGGGAAATTAAATAACCGATTACAAGCCGATTTACAAAAGGCAGAAGAATATGGTGATGAATTACGAGGTAAGTTAAGCAGATTAAACCTTGTAGTTGAAGCATTAAAAGACGCAAAAGTTTTAGAAGGAAAGATGAATGGCGCTACAGCAAAGCTATGGCGTGGATTTATGGAAGATACTGGGAACGACGCTGGTAGTCAGTCTCCTCTTCCTGACTGGCTGCAGCAGAACTCCGGAACCGGTGATTCAAACGGTAGTCAAGGTGGAGAAGACAACAGTTCCAATAGTAGCCCGGCCGAAACCACTCCAGTTAACTGATACGCAAGTACGTGTCGTTACTAAAGAAAATCTAGAAATATTTCTAGAACAATATGAAAAGCAATATGGGGAAGTAGCATTCGTCGTTATAAGTATGCAAGATTATGAAAACCTTGCTTTAAATATAGCTGAGTTACGTAGATATATTAATCAGCAAATTGAAATTATTGTTTATTATGAAGAGGCAGTAAAACAAGAAGAGGAAAACAATAATGATTGATTTTATATTAGGATTGGCAATGCAATTTTGGCCAATGACAATTTTTATTATATTAGTTATTATTGGATTTATTGTAAATCAGTTTGATAGAAAGATAGATAATAGAGTAAATTTCAGTTATAAAGATTACCCACATATGAAGCCAGTTAGAATAGCTACAAAAGGAAAAGGATTCTGGAGCGCAATTCTATTATGGGTATTTGGTACAAGACACTGGGAAATAGTTAAAGACTTTCATTATTCTTTAAATGGTGAAAACTATGTTATTCCAAAAGGATTTAAATTTGACGGTGCAAGTGTACCAAAATTTCTGGCACAATTTCTTTCTCCAGTCGGTTTATTACTGATTGGTGGATTGATACACGATTATGGCTATAAGTATGAAACGCTATTGTTAAAAAATGGAAAGACTATTGGCAATAAAGACCAAAAATGGATGGACCAAACTTTTAGAGATATCAATATTGAGGTAAATGGATTTTACCTTTTAAATTATTTAGCATATTGGGCTTTAAGAGTTGGAGGTTTTGTTGCTTGGAATAAACACAGAAAAGTAAATGCTAAACTAAATTAGGGAAATAGTTAAATGAAAATTGGCGAACAAATTATTGAAGCTGCAAAAAAGCAGGCCGAAGGCGAACTTGAAGTACATAAAACAAATATCGCAGTTTATCAAACAATGCCAGCAGGTATTGGTGAACATAGTGATATAGTAGAAGCTGTTATGGCTGAGCTTGATAAAATGGCTGCAGCACATGACAGACTGGAAATGATAGAAAAATATTTTCAGTAGACGTATCGATTCGGGGGTTTACAAAATCCCCGAAATGATATATAATACTACAAATAAATTAAAAATCAATTATAAGAGGTAAGTAGAATGGCAACAGCAACTGTTGACACAAGGAAATTTTTGTCGGAAACCAAATTCTACGAAGGCTACTCCCGTTACAAAGAAGATGAAAGCCGATATGAATCTTGGGATGAAGCAGTAGATCGTGTTATTGGAATGCATGAAAATTACTATAAGAATAGTAATAATAAATTAGCTGAATATTTTGAAGAAGCCAGAAAGGCATATAAAGAACAAAGAGTACTTGGTGCACAACGTGCTTTGCAATTTGGTGGTGAACAATTATTAAAACACCAAATGAGAATGTATAATTGTACATCTTCTTATGTCGACAGACCAGAATTTTTTGGCGAGGTATTTTATATCCTTCTCTGTGGTGCTGGTGCAGGTTTCTCTGTACAGAAACATCACGTTAAGAAGTTACCGAAAATTCAGCCAAGAACAAAACAAGCAAAAGGTTATGTAGTAGAAGACTCGATTGAAGGTTGGGCATCAGCACTTGATGTACTAATGGCTTCATACTTTGTGGACGGTGGTAAATATCCAGAGTTCGCAGGTCGTAGAGTATTCTTTGACCTATCACAGATTCGACCAAAAGGTGCAAAGATTTCAGGTGGATTTAAAGCACCAGGTCCAGAAGGTTTACGTCGATCACTCGACAAAATCGAACACCTACTTCAAGGTATTGTACTTGACTCCAAAGAACCAGTATCAATTAAACCGATTAACGCATATGATATTTGCATGCACGCAGCAGACGCCGTACTTTCTGGCGGTGTAAGACGTTCAGCAACTATCTGTCTCTTTTCACCAGATGATGAAGAGATGATGAATGCAAAAACCGGTAACTGGTTTATGGATAATCCCCAGCGCGGTAGATCAAACAACTCTGCCGTTATTGTAAGAGACAAAACAACTGCAGAACAGTTTGGCAAGATTATGGAATCTGTTAAACAATTTGGCGAACCAGGTTTTGTCTTTGTTGAATCAACTGAGCATACAACCAACCCGTGTGTTGAGATTGGTATGTATCCGAAACTTGGTAAAAAATCAGGTTGGCAAGGTTGTAACCTTACAGAAATTAATGGGGGGATGTGCAATACCGCGGAAGACTTCTATCAGGCCTGTAGAGCAGCGTCTATCCTCGGTACACTCCAGGCAGGGTACACTGACTTCAAATTTCTCTCGGATACTTCTAAGAAGATCTTTGATCGAGAAGCCCTGCTTGGAGTTTCTATTACAGGCTGGATGAATAATCCTAGTATTTTGTTTGATGATAAGATCCTTGAGAAGGGAGCAAAAATTGTTAAAGAAGTTAATAAAGAGTTGGCAGCTATCTTGGGTATCAATCCTGCTGCTCGTACTACTTGTGTTAAGCCTTCTGGCAATGCATCAGTATTACTCCAGACTGCTTCAGGCATACACGCAGAACACTCTTCCATGTATATCCGTAACGTGCAAATGAACAAAGAGTCAGAGATTACCCAAGCCATTATGAAATCTAATCCATATATGGTTGAAGAGTCAGTTTGGTCAGCAGGTGGAACAGACGTTGTTGTTTCGTTCCCAATTATTCCACATGAAGAATCAATCTACAAAGATGATCTGATTGGTGTGAAACACCTTGAGCTTGTAGCAAAAGCACAGAAGCACTGGGTCAATGCTGGTACAAATGAAGATCTTTGTGCCGATAAAGGTATTCGTCACAACGTATCAAATACAATTATTGTAGACGACTGGGACGAAGTAGAAAAATATGTATTTGAAAATAGGCATTCATTTGCAGGTATTTCTTTCCTTCCAATGTCAGGTGATAAAGATTATAACCAAGCACCAAACACTGCAGTTATTACAGCAAACAAAATGGTAAAAGAATACGATACAGCTGCAGTCTTTGCATCTGGTATGGTAGTTGATGCTCTGAAGTGCTTCGACAATCTTTGGATTGCTTGTTCAACAGCAAGAGGCTTTGGTGAAGACTTATCTTTAGAATCGTCGGATAATGCAATGAAACAAGATTGGGTTCGTAGGTTTAATAACTTTGCTGATAACTATCTTGATAGCGATTCGGTCAAAGCAGAACACTGTTTAAAGGACGCATTCCTTTTACATAAATGGAATAAGATACAAAAAAATCTCAAACCAATTGAATGGAGAAACGATTTAACAGCAAAGAAATATGTCGATGTTGATACAATTGCCTCAGCAGCTTGTGTTGGTGGTGCTTGTGAAATCGACTTCTAATGTTCCTTCGCCTTGTATACAGGTTTGTACTATAAATAACGGAAAGTGTATCGGTTGTAATAGAACCCAAGACGAAATACGTGAATGGTTTTACGCAACCGATACTCGTAAGTTAGAAATACTAGAAAGGTTATCGGATGGACGAGCTGGATGAATTTGAAATAGACTGCGATATATGCGGTATAGGAAGCATTGTACATGCATATGATCCGCCAGACTTTTGTCCGATGTGTGGCCGCAGAGCTATACCAGTGCTTAACAATTCAGAATATGGGTATTTAGAAGACGAATAAATACCTTTATGACATGGTATTATAAAGACAGTGAATTTAGTACGCCCGGAGAATATCAGGGGTTTGTATATCGTATAAAAGAACTTGATACGGGTAAAATGTATATTGGTAAAAAGAATTTCTGGAAACCAAAAATACTTCCCGTAACAAAAACTCGTAAAAGAAGAAAAAGAACTATAGTAGAATCTGATTGGCAGAAATATTATGGCTCAAGCGCCCGCGTGAAAGAACTTCTTGAATCGAAAGGTGAAGCTGGATTTAAGCGTGAGATATTACATCTTTGTAAAACAAAAGGTGAAATGTCTTATATGGAAGCAAAGTTACAATTTACATTTGACGTGCTTCTTTCTGATCAGTACTATAACGAATTTATTGGTTGCAAAATACATTCAAATCATGTAAAACATTTAAAAGAAAGTTTTTAGGGGGTTTACATTCCTGGCATCCTATGGTATAATTATAGCACAATAGGAAAGAGGAGAAAACCATGACCCATACAATCCAACTCGATATCGCAGCCGGTTGCCCATTTGAAGAAATTATCAAAGATACACTTAAGTTTGACATTGCCGCCAAACTTATAACACTTATTGGTCCTGGCGGCGGAAACTCAATCTATGAATTCTACGGAACATTTGAAAACCTACTTCAGTTCTGTAAGACCTACGACTTCCCCGAGGAATACATCGAACCAGTAAAGGCCTAATTATGATACTTGTTGACTTCAGTGGCATTTGTCTTGCCACCATTCTAATTAACAAAGAGAATGACGAACGTATGATTCGTCACATGACTCTCAATTCTCTCCGTATGTACAACCAAAAGTTCAAAGAAGATTATGGACAAATGGTTCTTGCATGCGATGGCCCGAATAACTGGCGGAAAGAATACTTTCCCCAATACAAAGGTGTACGTAGGAAAAGCCGGCAAGAGTCTACTTTCGATTGGAATGAAGCATTCCGTATTCTGAATAGCTTACGCGAAGAGATACGTGATAACTTTCCATACAAGGTTATCCATATGGATCAGTGTGAAGCAGACGACATTATTGGTACACTTGTAGAAAATAGCCAAGAGTTCGGTAACTTCGAACCAATTATGATTGTATCTGCAGATGGTGACTTTAAACAATTACAAAAGTACGACAATGTAAGTCAATGGTCACCACTTACAAAAAAACTTGTCGAAGAAAGCCACCCCCGACAGAATCTCAAGATTAAAATTTTACAAGGTGATGTTGGCGACGGTGTACCGAATGTATTATCTGACGACAATACACTTATTGAAGGGCGTAGACAATCACCACTTACAAAGACATGGAAAGAAAAAATCTTACAAGATTTAAGTGATGGCGAACTACTTTATGCTGCATCTTGGTATCGCAATTATTGTCGCAATGAAACATTAATTGATTTATCAAAAACCCCTAGTTCTCTAAAACAAAATATTATAAATAATTTTATGGAACAAGATCCATGGGGTAACAAAGGTAAGGTATTCCCATATCTTGTATCGAAAAAAATGAATCGCTTAATTGAAAGCGTAACGGAGTTTATTTAATGGCGAAATTAGTTCATGAAGTATTAACTGAAGTTGGTTCTAGAAAAAGAAAGATAGATAGGATTCAAATTCTCAAAGAAAATGAATCTTGGGCATTAAAAGATATTATTCGTGGTTCAATGGATACTACTGTTGAATGGAATCTTCCTGGTGGAGATCCTCCATACGCAGCTTGTGAACCTCACAATGCCCCAACAAATTTACTTAGAGAAAATAAACAATTTAGATATTTTGTTAAAGGCGGTCCAGGTGACAAAATGAATGCGCCTAAAAGAGAAAATATCTTTATCGGTTTGATAGAGGGTATAGATCCTTTGGATGCTAAACTCGTAGTTGATATGATAAATAAGCGGATTCCAAAAGGTATTACTAGAGAAATTGTACAGGAGGCTTTCCCTGGACTTCTTAAAGACTGATTGGATTCTAAATTCTTTTAACCCTAACACTAGCCAGAGTGTACTAATTATAGTACGCTCTTTTTTTTGGAGAAACAAACATGGTATTAGCTCAGTTGAAAAGATTATTAAAAACCTTTATAACAACGGGCAGGCCAGAGGAACTAAAATCGTATGTAATCATACCCCCAGGCGGTAGATAAACCTTACACAATTTTCACGCAGTTCACAAAATAATAAAGGTCAGGGAGTTCGTCTCCCTGATTTTTAATTAAAAAGAAAAAATAATGATTTACAAAGCAGCGTCCATACGGTATAATATTTAAGTATTAAAAAGGCAGAGGAATCAATCATGAATATATTTGTATTATCAACAGACCCTATCGAAGCTGCTGTTCAACAGTGCGATAAACATGTACCCAAAATGGCCGTAGAATCAGGCCAAATGCTATCTACAGCACATCGTGTATTAGATGGTAAGCTTACGCGTAGACCATCAAAGTCTGGTAAGACAATGGTTAAATACTGGGAAATGGACCCCGAGGTAGAATCTATCTATTATAAAGCTGTTCATGTTGGTCACCCTTGTACAGTATGGTCTATGGAATCAGATTCAAATTATCGTTGGCACTGGGAGCATATGAAAGCTCTTTTAAAAGAATATACATACAGATATGGTAAAATTCATAAGACCGAAAAAGAATTGCTTTGGCAGATACAAAATCCACCTCGCAATATACCTAAAGGTCCTATGACACCGTTTAAGCTTGCCATGCAGGCAAATCCAGAATGTATGGCTCTTAAAGATCCTGTACAAGCTTATCGGGCATTTTATCAAACTAAACAATATCGCTTTCCTATGGTATGGTCAAAGCGAACAGTTCCGGAGTGGTTTCAATATGCCGACCTATATGCTGCGTAATAAAAGAACAGACGAAACTTGGCAAGTTCTTTGTACGTACGAAGAAATGAAAAAAAGATTAAGCGATGAAGTCGAACTAGTATTATCAACACCTAAATTTGTATCGAGTGTTGGTAATTTACATAGTAAGGTCCCGGATGGATTTAAAGATCGACTTGGTCAAATTAAGAAAGGTTCTGGTTCTGGAAATACAATTAAGTTATGAAAGAGTTTATTCATGAAACAATTGATCTCGGTTATGATGACTTGGTTGCTGATACACAGCCGTCTGGTAGGACTTATATTGATCCTGATGGCAATCGGTATCCTAGCATTACAACAGTACTTAGTATCTTAAATGAAGAAGCAATTGCTGCCTGGCGTAAACGTGTAGGTGATACTGAGGCTAATAAAATAGGAAATCGTGCTGCAGCTCGTGGCACACAAGTACATAACATAATTGAAAAGTATTTACTCAATGAAGATATTTCAGATTTTTTACCACACGTTCGTCAGAGCCTTGGCAACCTTCGGCCAATTCTTAATCGATCTATCGGAAGAATCTTTGGTTTGGAAGCTCCTCTTTACAGCCGTTATCTTGGCTTGGCTGGTCGCGTTGACTGTGTAGCAGAATGGGAAGGCGTTCCATCGATTATTGATTTTAAGACATCCCGTCGTCCAAAGAAGCATGAAAAGATACCAAACTACTTTGCACAGATGGCAGGTTATGCTGTTATGTGGGAAGAACGTACCGGTATGCCAATTACAAATACAGTTATTGTTATGGACGTAGACGACCACGAACCAATTATCTTTCGCGAACATAGAGATAACCACATACAGCTTCTGATTGATACAAAGAAAGAATATGACAGAAGACAGCTCTTCGGACACTAAGTTTAGAGATAAAGCTCGCGTATTCTGGATGGTTAAAGGCTATCTTCCAGATCCAAGAACTATTGAAAGTGCATACCCTGGATACTTAAAAAGATTATGGTCGAACGAAGAAGCTTACCTACGAGCCGATGGATTTGAAGAAGCATACGAAAAAAAATTCGAATAAAATGAAAATAGGGGGTTTACAAAGCTGGGAAGCTATGATACAATAGTAGTATAATTAAAAAGAGGAGAAAATCAATGATCAAAGTTTACCAGATCCAGGACCAAGAAGCTCTGCACCCAGCATGCACATTCACTTACGGTATGCCTGTTTCATCTGCTTTCAAGCCTGGCGATCACTTGGATAAGTACGTCCACGTAGCGGATCTCGATGTTGAAACCTTAAACGAAGCTTTCGAGGTTGGTAATATCGGTCCTGAAGAAAAATACACACGCTTTTCTAGCATGCATTCGGTATCAATCGGCGATATCCTCGAATTAGACGGTGAAAAGTTTATCGTTGGTCGTCGTGGTTTCGATAGCCTTAAGGAGGTAATATAATGGACTACATTGAACAAGTAATTGCAGATTTCATGGAAATCGGTTACACCGAAAAAGAAGCAACTGCCCTTGCATGGGCAAAATTCGTGGAGGCGATATAATGCAATACGAACTATTCCAAAGTAACTGGGCAGTTAATCCTGGATTCGAAGAGCTTAGGGAAAAGCTAAACGATCTTGTTCCACTCCACGGCCGTTGTGAATTCTCCCAGTCGAAGAATAAACATCTAGATCGTTTTAGACGTGCACAAAATCTTTTGTACGATCTTTTTAATAACGGTCTTGGCAATCGTAGACAAGAATTTCGAAAGTTCTTTGGTTATGCTCCTATTCCTGCTAGTGGATATATATCCAGAGTTCGTTGGGAACAGATCGAAATAGAGTTCGAACCTATCTTTACCAATATTATGCAAGAGGCTGCGAGAGAACAAGGAATTAAAATATGAGTGTAATTTACCTAGATATGGACGGAGTCATTGCAGACTTCTTTGGAGGTATTGAAGATCTGTTCAAGGTTGATCATTGGAAATCAATCAAGGATAAAGAAAAAATCGTTGTTGATTTACGATATACGGATTTCTTTTTCACACTGGACACCTTTCCAAATACAACACAACTGATGGACCATGTCCAGGATATAGCCCGTCAGACTGAATTACGCTGGGGTATTTGTTCTTCGCCATTACGTGGAGACGAACATAATTCAGCATATTGGAAGAGACGCTGGTTAGAATGTAATCTCTTTGTACCACCTGATCTTGGTGATATGATTTTTACTGCTAATAAACACAAATACGCTAGAGACCCTGTTGATAATCGTCCTAACATTTTGATTGACGATAAGCCTGAAAACATTGAAAGGTTTAACGAAGCTGGAGGTATTGGTATTCGCTTCCAGGCTAATCAAGATGATCTTGAAGAATACCTTTTCATCCAACTGGAGGAAGCAATTGCCAGAGTTCTTTCAATTCTTAAATCTTCGAGCTGACTTCGAAGAAATTACCAAAAACTTTAATATGAACGGTCACGAAGGAAGTAATATAAATACACTTGAGTGGTTCGTGGAGAACGGTCATAGATCAAACTCGCTTCGGAATGGTTTTAGTCATGCATTGCAAATTGCAGAAACGATCGTAACGGAGCATGGAGAATGGCAGAAGAAAAGAAAACAATTGACCCAGCTGCAGTAGTTGGGGTAGATACTAATGGTGATGGGCACATTTCCAAAGAAGAAATGGAGATGCATTTGGAATTTAAAAGAAAAGAATTAGAAGACGCAGATGCACGTAGAGATGCAATGAGAAAAATGACATGGTTTGCATTGATGGGTATGTTACTATATCCTGCAGGAATTTTAATTACATCTATGTTAGGGTATGAAGGAACTGCAAAGATTATTGGAAATATTGCGCCTACATATTTTGTAGCAATTTCAGCATTGGTTGCTGCATACTTTGGTGCAAATGCATATGCGGATAAAAATAAAAAATAAATTAAGTGAGTTTAAGTATGTTGGTATTTTTGACTGGCCATCGTGGATTTATTGGCCAGAACTTGAAAAAAGAATTGGAAAACGATGGTCATGAAGTTGTTGGATTTGAGTACGAGGATGGATGGAAAGATCCCGTACTCATTCCAGTAGAAAAAGCAGATGCTGTAATACATCTTGGAGCTATTAGTTCTACTACTTTTTCAGATGTTAATCAAATAATGAAACAGAACTATGAATTTAGTTTAGGACTTCTAGAACAATGTTGCCTTACTTCTACACACTTCCAGTACGCTTCAAGTGCAAGTGTATATGGACAACTTGAAGATAGTATGAAGGAAGATGGTCCAGTTCAACCATTAAGCCCATATGCTTGGACCAAATATTTATTTGATCGTGAGGTTGAAAAGACTATACCGTCTTCAAATAGTGTTATACAAGGATTTAGATATTTTAATGTCTATGGTGATCATGAGGATCATAAAGGCAATATGTCAAGTCCTGTTCACAAGTTTCGTGAACAGGCTATTACTTCCAAACAAATTAAATTATTTAAAAATAGCTATTTGTACCAAAGAGATTTTGTCTGTGTAAAAGACGTATGTGATGTACATATTAAAATGTTGGAGTCTAATAAGTCTGGTATATACAATGTAGGAACTTCTAATCCTATTTCTTTTGAGGACGTAGCAAATATCATTTCAGAAAAATATACTGCAAAAATTAAATATATTGATATGCCACCTGAAATTGAAAAGCAGTACCAGAAATATACTTGTGCTGATTTAACAAAATTGAACCAAGTCATTAAGAAAAAATGGATGACTGTAGAAGAGTATGTTAATAATGAAACACATAGCACTCAGATCCAGAAGTAATAGAAAGATTGGATCCTTTACTACACCCGGTCTTGGCGATCGTTTACAAGCATGCTTGATCGGGTACAACTATTATAAGAAAAATAATACCCCAGTACAGTTACATTTAACTGCAGATAAGTTCGGAAAAATTTCCAAAAAAGAATCCTGGGCAGAAATACTTACACTTCTTCCAGAAGGTAGTGTAACAATTAAAGATCATCCAGTCAAAGATCTGGCAGAAAAAGATTGGATTAAATATCTAAAGCAAAATAATATTGATGCTGAAACATATTACTATAGTGATTTTCCTGGGAGGTACGAAATACCTGAAGGGTGTAAAGAA